TACTTCAACTCTCTCCATGAATCATGAAGGTTACAGAGGTAAAGGTTACATAGAACAAGTAGAATATTTTGACAAAGAAAAGTTCGCCGAGTTGATTGTGAAAGAATGTGCTACCATTATAAATGATATTCCTTCAGCGCCACAAGGTAGTTGGAGTGATGGTTATTATGAAGGTTGTACAGATTCGGCAAAACAGATTAAACAACATTTTGGAGTTGAAGAATGATCAAAGGATTTGAACATGTTGGAACAGATCACAAGTGCAATGTATGCAGTTGCGAGTTTACTGAGGACGAGGGCGGCGTTTTGGGATACTTTGGTATTTTACCCGTGGCTTTCTGTCCTACCTGTTATTCAAGCATGGTTGACATGGTAAATCAGGACTTAGATTTAGATAATGAGTGATAGATTATTTTTCTTTGTCATTATGTTAATGGTAGCTACAATGGGTAACTTACCATTGTTGATTTTTTTATTTGCAGTTTATGTTTATTTAGATTGGCCTGAATAATGAATGAATTTGAAATTATTATAGTTACTAATGAATTAGTCAAACGTGGGGTTACACATTATACTATGCGTCCGGGCAATAACTGCATATGGGTAAGTTACAATGGCTTAGAAACTTATTGGATATTTCGAGAAGGCAAACTTGTTGACATACAAATAGATTAATGCTATAATAACACATCTTAACTAAGGAAATCTCATGGTACATTACGAAGTAGAATATGATGCCCGATTGGAAACTTATGTATTACACTACGCAGGTGAAATTTTTATTTTAGATGGCAGTACAGATCAAGAAGCAAGAACGCAAGCCAAGATAATCGTTGAGCAGATAGAAGATCATTATTACGAGAAAGCATAACAAAAAAATGAATGAAGTCACTTATTTAACTTTATCAAACCCCGGAATAATACATACCGTCCTTACTGATGAACAACTAAAACCTATTCATGATGAGATAAAAAAAATTCAGCAAGATTTTAGTCAAGCAGATTCTCGAAACAAGCAGTTAGCGGGAAATATTCAGCATGAATATGGGTTATATGACTGTCGAGAACATGTGGAAAATCTAACAACTAATTTAGCATATACATATAATTCACATTGTGATATGGCAAAAGGATATCTATCTGATCAAGGAATACGTGATAAAAACTATAGATTTAAACTAGGCGGAATATGGGTTAACTTTCAAAAAAAATACGAGTTCAATCCCATACACAATCATTCGGGAGTGTTAAGTTTTGTATTATGGATTAATGTACCCTATGATATCAATGATGAAATAGCTCACCCTAGTTCAGTAAATTCTAATAGCCTATGCCCGGGTCATTTTTCTTTTATATTTATTAATAATCTAGGTAAAATTGGTCAACAAAATATTCCGGTAGATCGAACATTTAATGGTAAAATGGTAATGTTCCCGTCCGGACTAAACCATTGTGTTTATCCTTTTTATACCAGTGACGAATATAGGATATCAGTGAGTGGGAATATTTACATTGAGGTTACTGATTAACTAAATTCTACCCAACCAGTGATAATATATTTGCTATTACTATAGGGTGGATTACCTCTATGTACATGAGTAAACCCTGCTGGCCATACTAACATAGTACCAGCTGTTGGTTTTATACGTAGACGCTGATAAATAAACTCTGTTTCCCCGCCCTCTTCAACGTCATTCAAGTACAGCATCCAAGCTAAAATTCTATTATTACTGGCAATATTTCCGTGCTCGCAATGCCATAAATGATATCCACCTCCTATCGGGGTGCACTGTATTTTATAATTGGCAATTTTATGACTGTCATAGTAAGTTAATATAGAAAATTCTTCTACATATTTGGCATAACATTCCTTCCAAAAAATATCAAGAAATTGTTTGGTTAATTCTTTAGATCCCTCAAGACTCATAGTTTCTTCGTCGGGAATAATTAAAGTATCGTCATGTTTTTCCAGTCGATTATGTTGTGGATTTACTTGTTGGCGTGTAGCGGTTAATCCAGCTTGGCGCACGGTTTCAAAATACTTAATTGCACGTTGACAAAAACTATCGGAAAAAGCATTATGGTAAACGCCGATAAAATCGTTATGAGTAATATTGTTCATGAGTATGTTATATAGATGTTAAAACTAACGGGGTATTTATTGAAAGAAAAATTGCTCAATAAAAATTAATTATTGGAATACGCCACTAAGCCGGTATGAACATAGGAATCGCTGTTATAGGGATTGGGCTGATAAAGTTTAAATGTTTTTGTTATCAAGGGTTCTAGTATGTTACGTTCGGCAGCCACAGGAAATATATAAAAATCCTGTCCTCGAGCATTACCCAATAATTTAGCCCCGTTTTTTTCCAAATTAGCATTAAATTTATCTTGTACTTTAAATTTTTTCATACGCTGCAGATATTTTTGATCCAATGATGCCCACCCATATACACGCACCCCGGGAGTACTGTTTAGAGCGACCCAATTACGTCGTCCGCCAGGTGTCTGTTGTTCCCCGGCTAGTATACAGCCTTTTAGTTCAGTGAATACCAACTGATAAAGCAATTTGCTAATTCCCTGTCCTCGAGCAGCAGTCCGAACCATAATAGATGGCACAGTATAAGCAGGCTGTGTTGGCCAGTCTAAGACCGGGTAGACATTTATCCATCCCACTGTCTGACCCTCTTTAAAAATAAACATGTCTATGCCCGAGCCATACCATGCGCCGGTTTTATCCACGGTGTAGACCAATTGATCAGTTAATCTGCGACTTTGAGCAAGATACTGTTTTAATTTTTTACCAGTGGGCAAATTGTTATCATCCGCCTCAAAATCTATTTGAGGAATTTTAATAATAGCTTCGTCAGTGAATTCACGTGATCTCATGTAGTTATTTATAAATTACACTCATTAAAATTCTAAATTTCCAGTAACAATATATTTAGGACCACTCAATGGTGGATTACCTCTATGAATGTGTGTATAATACCCGGGCCACATTACCACAGTGCCCGCAGTAGGCCGAATACGACATCGTTGATAGAGGAATTCAGTTTCCCCGCCCTCTTCAACATCATTCAAGTACAGCATCCAGGCCATGGTCCTTTGACAAGTTGATTTACCGTCAACCTCATGATGCCAAACGTGATAGCCTTGCCCGGGCAAAGTTTTTTGTATTTTGTAAGTGAAAATACCCTGTTCAGTCATATTACTCACCGACGGCACTTGACTGATATATTTTGAGTAACAATCACGCCAAAATATCGAAGAAAAATGCCTCACCAAATCCCATGAATGATCTAATTTAATAGTGTATTCACTGTGTGCAAAGACTGCGGTGTCATCGATGTATTGAGCGGGTGTATCCGATACTTGTTTACGTGTGTACCCAAACCCAGCGGATACTGCGTTTTCATAGTATTCAATAACACTATTACAATATTCCCGGGTAAAAGCGTTTTTGTACTCTAATATAAATTGGTCCATATATTTCCTTTGAGATATTTATAAGCTAACGGGGTCAAGCTATTGAAAACAAGACCCACGCACGAAGTGCAAGCGCGATAGACGTTAGATAATAAAGAGTAGAAATATAGAAATATTAAATATGTTAAATGAACCATTTAAAATTATTCCCCACAACCATTGGATACTATCTAGACAGAGAATTAGGCGAGGAAATGCTAGAAGTGGCAAAAGACCTGTTAGCCGATACCAACAACTTGACCAACACTTGGAATTACCGTAATACCTACAGTTGTGACCTCACGGCAAATAACAGTGTAGATAAGTTTAATCAACGAATAATTGGCTACGCTGATAACTATCTCGACAGCATGGGATTTGACAGTAAAGTTATGAAACAGTATCTGCAGGTGGATACGTTCTTCAGTGAGATGTTTGAGGGAGACAGACATGGCAAACACGAACATCCCGAAAGCCAACTATCGGGTGTAATGTACTTGAGTACACCCCCAAACAGTGGTAGATTGAGACTGTACGACCCCAGACAATACACCAGTTTTCAACAGTGGCCGGTAAAAGAAGAACACGTATTAAACTGGAGATACTATGACATTGAACCAGAACCAGGCTTAATTTTAATGTGGCCCAGTTGGTTAAGCCATGAAGTTTTGATTAATCATAGTGGAGAGGGCAGGATTACGGCAGTATTCAATATAGGTTACCGCCGACTATAGTGTAGCGACAAGAAAAATTGCATGCATGCATTTTCAAAAGGGGGAAAAAATTTCAGTTGAAGTTTTCAACCCCTGGGGCCAGAATATACGCGACAGAGATAATACCGAAAACAAAATTTCAAATTATAGCGTACGGAAATAATACCGAAAACAAAATTTCAAATTATAGCGTACGGAAATTGACGCCAAAAAAGGACGCGGCAAGCGTCCAAGTATTGTAGCTAAAGCTGCAAGCACCCCCCACCCAGTTTCTGCCCCCTACCCCCTGGGGGTTTACTAGACAGAGTCTTTTGGTTGACTTTTCTAACCATTTACTGTATACTGTAAGTACAGTAAGCAAAAAGGAGTTGGAAATGCGTAAATTAACATTAGTATTAGCTCTAGCAGTATTAGTTACAGCACAGGCCCAAGCACATGGTTTTAGAGAGTATGCCCCCAGATATAACTATGCTCCGCGAAACGCTAACTGGGTAGCTCCAGCACTGATGGGTGCGGCACTGGGCTACGCTCTAGCTCAGCCTTATAGAACTTACAGTCAGCCAGGTATTGTATACAGTCAACCCCAGTGTCAGCCTGTTTACCAATCAATTACTATACTGGATCAACAGGGACAACCACAGCAGATGTTACAGCAAGTGGGCTGTCAATAACTGTTGCGTTAATACAACATGTTGATGCTGTTATCTTTTGGTTGACTTTTGGTATCAATTTCAGTATAATAAACACATGATGCAGAATAAAGTAACACGTAAACGTAGACAAGATACTAAGCATGCCGTGTATATGTTAGTGAACACTAACACTAACGAGTCCTACATCGGCATTACTGTATGCGCTGGGCGTGGGTTAACTCCCAGTCGAGCACTGAAAATTCGTTTTCAAAAGCATGTTCGCAGAGCTTTAACAGAGAATAAATCGTGGACATTGTGTCGCAGTATACGTGAGCATGGTGCTGAAGCTTTTAGTATATTACTGGTGGACATTGTACGTGGGCGTAAACCAGCACATGCTCTAGAACGTGAGCTTATTAATGCCAATCGCCCCCCGCTGAATCTAGCATAAAACGGTTGACTTTTGGTATCAATTTTAGTATAATAAACACATAAACAGCAAGGAGCATACAATGTCACAAACAGTATACAATGTAGGCGATGATGTAAGCTATGGTATTGGCGGCGACAGTTACTATGACGGTAAAATTACTCGCATTACTCAGAGATTTATTTTTACTGATTCCGGTCGTAAGTATACACAAAAACAAGCAGCCGACGGTCGTACATACTATACTGTGACTGGCTGCCGTTATTGCTTTTTGAGACCAGGTCGTCAAGAATACTTAGATCCACACTTTTAACCCAACAGACAGTATAATAGAAACAAAAGGAGCAGATCATGGCAAGTTTCGAAACAGAACAATGGAGAGACGTCGTTACTCATACTAGCCGGGTCGTTTCCGAAATGGAAATGATGGCAGACTTCATACGCAGAGAAGGCGTTATGACCGAAGAGTTCGTGCGTATGTTCGACGAGGTCGTGGCCTGTGCTCGTATAGAGAATGACGCCCGTTGGAGTCAAAGCCCTACCAGATCGTAGGGTCTTTGACTATTAATCCAAAAGACAGTATAATACTAACATAGAGAAACAAAAGGAGCCGAAGATGAGCGATATCAGACCAGACACACTAAGAGTAGCAGACTTGATTCGTATCTTGTCTAAAGTAGATCCCGCCCTGCCCGTGTACATGAGCATGAACATGGAGTATGGTATGGAAGTTTCAGCATCAGATGTAGGGGTAGAAACCTACAGCGGGGTTGACTGGCTAGTGATCAGCGATACCCTAGGTTGTTGACAAAATGGCGCCCCGGCGCCAATATTATCATAGGAACACAAGATGACTAACGAACAACTACTGGCAATTAAAGCTATACATTCACTTAGCTCAATGGCCGCAGACTTTAAATCGGGTGTGGTGGATAACGACTACATCCGCACCCAGCTATTCAATGCTTTCGTGGCAATAGGCCTCCCGGTCTCTAGCGTACTGACCGAAGTGGGCAAAGCCATGGTGTACTGGGGCGAGTACGAAGATTCTTTAGTTTAAATAGGAAGACAAGATGGCTTTATCCCCTTTAGAAATTCAAGTGTCCAAAGACACAGTACGTGAATTTGTTCGCGTTAGTCAACTGGAACACGAAGGTTATGCCTATGCCGCAGGCTATCTGGAAAGCATGGTCGCGGAACTGATCAACCATCTACCCCAGGCCAAGCGCAGTCGCTATCGTAGCCAGTTTCAAAATGATACTATTCGTATGTTACAGAATCACAACAGTCGTAATCCCAAAGTTGACTGATTGGCCTTTTGGCAGTATAATTGTTTTTTAACAGCAAAAAGGAGCCGAAGATGGAATGTACATACTGCAGAAAATGGCACTTTAAAGGCATACTCAGCTGTCCAACAGCTCCCCGAACTCCAGTTGAACCCAAAGGAGAATAAACGGTTGGCCCTGTGTGTTAAATACAACACCAGGGTTGACTGATAATTCGGTTGAAACTACAATAAGAATGTAGGTTCGATCAGCTAGTTCTGGGGATGGACGTAGAGGCTCTTTATATATAATATCTGTTGCGCCGGCACAACGGTAAAAAAAGAAGTCTTTTTGATTGACTGAATATTCAATTGAAACTAAAATATGCACATAGTAAGAAATTAGGAGTACATCATGGATACAAAAGATTTCGCAATGTTTTCAGACGCTGGCAACGACGCAGTAGCCAAGATTGTGGAACTGTCAAAAACACATCAACTCAGCTGGACTACAACCTACAGCCTGTTACAGGCACTAGGCCAGGATAGCCGTTTTGCTGAGTCAATGGACACAATGGTGCGCGAAATAGTTTACGAAGTACTGGGCTTTAACGAAGACTTTTACATTTAAGGAAACACAATGATAGTAGAACTAACTAAAATCTCCCCTCAAATGGCCGATGCGTTGCGGGACAGCGGCGAATACGCTGAGTATATCATGGAGTTTGCCTCCGGCGAGAGAATCATCTGTAATGGTGATATGCTAACACAAGCCATGGAAGATGGTGTTCTCTGGGAAGACTTTTTATACAGTCTAGGTTATATAGAATGAACAAGTGGTGGTGGCGTTTTATGCCCATTATCTTTGGGATATTCGTGTCATTTGCGGCCATGATGGCTGTGATATTGGTTGCTTTAGGCAACTGGCTAGCAACAATTTAAAGGTAAATTATGTCAAAAGAATTAAGAGCTTTTTGTGATACTGTGGTAATTATTGTGTCAGTAATATTTGTGGCACTGATAATTAGTTGGGCCACGGTCTATTTCACCGCCCAAGAATTAAGTATCTTCTTGGCAATCGCCGGGGTCATTGTTATGTTCAAGTTGATTTATGATTTGAGGTTAGCTCAAATTGAGCATGATGCTGCAATACTGGATCTACAGAAAAATTTGGAAAATAAATGATCAAAGTCATTGACAACATTGTTTCTCAAAGCCGTCAACAGGCAATCAAAGACTCAATATTACACGGTGACTTCCCATGGTTTTTATACCCCTCATCAGTAGACGAACCGCCCTGCCCCTTAGATAGCTTCCCGGACAGTAATACTAGGGAAGGACCACAGCTGGTCCACGTACTATACGAGCATGTCATGGGCGGGGTTAACAGTCATTACTGGCAGGAAGTGGTGCCTGTAATAGAAGAAATTAACAAACTGTTTGGCATACAAACCGTTCCCTTAAGAGTTAAAGTCAATGCTAATTGGCCAATGGCAGACAGCACAATGTACAGGACACCACATGTGGATCATGTAGATCCCAACTTGTTAAACTGCATATACTACGTCAATGACAGTGATGGGGATACAGTATTTTTTGACAGCACAATTACAGTTGTAGATAGAGTACAACCCAAGCAGGGTAGGCTAGTCTGTTTTAACAGTGGGCAAATCCATTCAGCGGCATCACCTCAAACAACTAAAATTAGATCGGTCATTAATTTTTTATTCGACATTAAAGGAGCGGAAATTGACAGGCTTTTCCAGTAAACGAGCACAAAATCATCCAGTAGTACAAAACCTATTTGACTGGTTTGACACAGCTACTGACAGCGAAGTTATTCAACGTCTTGATCAATATCGCACACTTGCTTCAAAAGGCATTCTTGATCAAGTTTGTATTACACTATTGGAACGTGAACTAGACCTAAGAGGAGTAAATATCTATGAGTAATTTTGCTGTTATATACGAAGACCCCGAATATACTATTGATTCTGCGGAATGGGATCAAGCTTTTCCCCAGGAGCAGACGGACTGGTTACAGCACTATGAGGTAGTAAACTTCCAAACGGCTCGTCCTGACTGCCGGGAAGATTTCAGCCCTTACAATACAGTAAATTCATGACAGTTATTAACTGCCAATCAATGAGTATAAAAAATGAGAATACAGTATTTTATAATGGGCTTTATTGTAAGCACCGTGCTATGGCTAGTATTACTGTATAATGTGGATATTCCCGAGTACGTTATAACCACGGTTAATCAGTGTTTAACCACTTAACAGTCAGAATCGCTGCATGCAAGAAAGTTGAAAGAAAGTCGACCAGGGCATCAGAGTAGAGATTCTGTTAAATCGGTGTGGATCGGCGGCGGCAAGCTGGCATCAACCCTCCCACAACCCCGTATTATCAGCCTGAAAACCAGTCTACCAGTTCGGTGAATGAATGTTTTGACACTTTCTTGACCCTTACTCACTGCCAATAAAGATTGTGGGATTTATTTTTTTCACAGTATTTTATGCTGAATTAATCACTATCACAGTATTTTATGCTTTAATTCACTACTGACCTAAGCATCTTATCAGCTTAAATTTTTTATTTTCCTCTTATAATATAGTATAATTAAGTATGTGACCAGTTTAATTTTGAATAATTTTAAATAATTTAAATTTATTTTCCGTAATTCCCACAATTTATACACCGCAATGACCGACAATAACTTTATTTTTCAAGCCAGTATAGAGGATTTATCTCTATGTGATGACATAATCGCTTATTTTGAAGCCAGCAATCACAAAGCCGCCGGGGTTATTGGCTTTAAAAATGCCGGCCAGTATACGTCGGGAGCGGTCAACACTAAAATTAAAGACAGCACTGATGCTGTTTTATTGGACGAGGATTTATACATTAGATATACTAATCAATTAAAAAAAGTTACTGATCAATATGTTGAACTTTTTCCCTGTGCTAATCGTTATGGTCCCTGGGGAATTTTTGAATCCATCAATATTCAGCGTTACTTGCCCGGGGAAGGCTATCACGGTTGGCACACAGAAAGAACCAATAATTTACCCATCAATTCAGCTAGACATCTAGTATTCATGACCTATTTAAATACTGTTACTGACCAAGGTGGCACTGAATTTTATCATCAAAATCTTGTTACCAGTCCCCAAGCCGGGCTAACTTTAATATGGCCTGTAGATTGGACTTATACGCATCGGGGTGTGCCCAGTCCCACTCAAACCAAGTATATTATTACCGGGTGGTTCAGTTATCGTGAACGCCAGTGAATTACCCCTGGGGCAAAAAGCCCTAATACGTCAGTGTCTAGACGTCAGACTAGAGGAATTGGGCTTTGATGTGGGAGAAACTATCACTCGTGTACATAGCTCGCCATTTAATGGCGCCAGTGCTGTTAGAGTTGGGGCAAGTTTATTTGCTCTTAATAAGGCGGAATTATCCTGCTTGATTGTGGAGGTTCGGGATTAGGCTAAATCTGGGGTTTTGCACTACCGGCTTAAAGGTTAAGTTCAATTGGGGTAAATAATTTTATGCGAGCCCTACTTGATTCAGAAAGAATTCAACGGGAATTTCCCTATCCCGCTATAGTGTCTTGGCCTAAAATTTACAGTCAGGAAACTATCGATTGGATCACCAGTATCACCATGGTGGAAACGTGGCTGGAAACTTGTGTAGGGCATCATTTGGTACGCTGGGTGTGGCTGACTAATTCAGATTTCAATCAGTGTGCGGTAACATTTAATTACAGTCAAGACCGGGGATTATTTTTACTGCGCTGGGCCTAATAGTAAATATTCAAAAGAATTTATAAAGGCCATATAATGATATTAGAAAATTGGTTTGCTACCCCTATTTGGTACGAAGAAGGGTTGGATCAACTGGTGGATTTTAACCTAATTGAAAAAACCTGTTTAGAATTAAAAGAAACTAGTTCGGGCAGAATTAAAAGTAATAGTGGGGGATGGCAAAGCGAGTATATTAATTTGGTAAATAATCCAGAATTTCGTCCTTTATTTCAAATCATTATTGATAGGACGAAATCAGCACTACCTGAAATATTAGGTAAAAATGTATCTGTACAATTTTCCAATGCCTGGGTCAATATCAATAGGGGAAGAGATATAAATCTTAAACATACACACCCCGGGGGGATTCTTTCGGGATCAGTGTATATAAAAAGTTCCCCAAATTCCGGGGCAATTAGATTTATACGTCCTGACCTGAGCTCACATTATTTGATGTATGCCCCTTTGTCCCCAAACTTTGTTCCCATGATAGTATATAAACCAACCAGGGGAAAATTAATTCTTTTTCCTTCTTGGATTGAGCATGACGTAGAACCATCAACTGACGAAGAAACAAGAATATCAATATCATTTAATTTTGCCCTAGCAAATATGGCATCAAATATCTTGATTTAATTCCAGTTTGAAGCTATAATAGTCTTGTAATTGATAATTAATTACCACTCATATTGCCAAATGGAGGATCTAAATGAGTAAAAAACATAAAACAGAAGCCTTTGACCCATCTGCTGGCTCATCAAGTCATCGAGTCAGTTTGATATCGGTGGCCCAAGCAGTAAATGATGCCACTGGGGGCGAATTTCCCCAAAATACCAACAGAGATTATGAGAATATATTAAACTTTGTCTGGGCACCTGTGGAAAAATGCTATATTAATTATCGCAGACAACGTTGGCCCGAACCCCCACATATTAAAAAATTATTAACTAAATGGAATATTATCTGTGCTACACCTTTACAAGCACGATATAGTAGGGAAGAAGATAGATATTATATTGCCGACGGACAACAACATGGAATAGCTTGGGTATTAAAATATGGACCCGGAAGCCATGTGCCCATTTGTTATATTGAATCCGAGGATGAAAACACTGAAAGTGTAATGTTATTGGCTCTTAATACGGAAAATGAGCCCATGAAGCCATATTTTATTCATAAACAAGAAGTAATTATGGGCATTCAAGAAGCCGTAGATTTGGAAAATACCGTAAATGATGCTAATTGTCAAATTAGTTATCGTAAACGTAGTGCTGGCTGTATTACTAATATTGGACATTTATATATTATTCGGGATACATTTAAATTATCTGAATTAAAATTTGGCCTTATTAAAATGAAACAACACTGGCCCACGAAATATATTCAAACAGATACACTTCGTGGACTGCTACAAATTCGTAAATTATTAAAAGAAAATAAATCATATAAAGATGATTTATTCGATGATATTATTCGTACTGTAAAAGTTCGTTATGTCGACGAATCTGGTGTAGTAGATGCTAAAGTATTATTTAATGCTGTACAAGAACAATGTCGGGTGGATTTAGAAACTACCAGTATTGATGCCGAAAGTAAAATGGCTTCGGGTATTTTAAGTGTTTATGAACAAGTAAAGGGTATTGATATTGTAAATGGGCGTAGACCATTTAAAGATTTAAAAATGTCAGTAATTAAATCTTAATTGGACCACGAAATGATACAATTAGGATATAATAAAAAAACCTATGGTAATGCCGCTACATTTAAAAGATTTGTAGAGGCATTAGATGCGGGCGAAGATGCTGCCACAGCCATGCGACATGTATGGGTAGGTAAAAATCATAGAACACGTCGTGCGGGACATGACGCCATGCGAGCAATATGCGGGGAAAAATGTGCTAATCTGCGATGTGGGAACGTATTAGATTATAGTTTAGGGGGAAATATTAAGGGCAAAAAAGCCAGTGATAATATGCCCAGCCTGGATCATATTGTTCCCACAACCCGCGGGGGAGCAGACAGCATAGAAAATTATCAAATTCTTTGTAATCGTTGTAATACTGCCAAAAATGCCATGTATGGAGCTGAAGATGCGGAAAGATTGCGTGGATTAGCAGATATGATTGATTTAAAGACTTAATTAATATATAATTAAGCATGGCAACAAAAATTCGAACAATTAATGATAATTTAGATATTGTTACAATACAAGATATCGAAAATCATAAATTAATTACTGATAAAGAATTAAATGCTGACTTAAAAAGTCTGGATAAATTCACAGGTGATACAAATAAAAATTCTTTTGCTGGAAATAGATTTCTTTATCATTTTCAGTTTAAGAATTTATTAAAATGTCGCAGAGAAGACGGTAAAACAATTTATGATATTTGGAATAATCTTGAATTAAAACAAAAATTACTTGAAAGTACTAAAAAAAGAAATAGGGGCGGCCGCACTCCCGGGGGAAATATATTTGAGTGTTTTAGAATTAATTTGGGCGCTGTTGTGATGTTTAAAGCCACAACTGCCAAATATCTTTATAAAAAATATCGTGCTCAAGCAGTATTAGATCCCACCGCCGGGTGGGGAGGACGCATGTTAGCGGCTCATAGTTTAGGAATAGAATATACGGGTATTGATACTAATATAGAAATGAAGACGGCATATGATAATATGATTAATTATCTTTCTCGAGATATTGAAATAAATCCTTTATTAACTATTCAAGCGAATCCCAGTAAATTAAAGATGTATTGGCAAAGTTGTTTAGATGTTGATTTTAGCACAATTAATTATGATTTTGTTTTAACATCGCCTCCATATATTAATTTAGAAATATATGAACATATGGAACCATGGGATAATGAAAAATTATTTTATTTGAATTTCTTTATTCCGCTTTGGAGAAAATGTGTAGATAATATTAAAAAGGGCGGTCACGTGGCTTTTAACATCAGTCCAAAAATGTATGAAGACGCAGTATTATTTGGTTTGCCACCATGCGATGATGAAGAAGATTTATTACAACAAATGGGACAGAAAAAAGGCAAAAAAAAGCAGGATAAAATTTATATTTGGAATTGTTAAAAAGGATTAAATTATGAATATGGAATTAAAATATAAAATTGATGAAAATGGAGAAGAAATACTAGTAGATAGACGAGGGTTTCAAGTAATGATGACCTGGGAAAAAACATATATGGAAGCATTAATTGATCATTTAAATCCCGCAGGCGATGTTTTAGAAATAGGATTTGGAATGGCATATTCTGCTAATCAAATACAAAAATATCCAATTAAATCGCATACTATTATAGAAGCTGACGAAACAGTATTAGAAAAATTAAATAGCTGGGCTAAAGAACAACCTCATACTGTGAATATTATTCATGGTACTTGGCAAAAAATGCTTCCAACTTTAGGGAAATTTGATAGTGTATTTTTTGATGACTCTCCTTATGAAGGAGAAATAGAAGACGGTAGAGAAAGATTAAGTTTATTTTTCCAATATATGTTAACTAAACATGCTAATGTAAATGCACGTATGACTTGGTACAATGTAGTACCTCCTTATTTTAGAGCACATCCGGCTACTGAATTTAGTTGTAAAACATTTAATATTGATATCCCGGACAATTGTCAATATGTTCCGGACCGTATGAAACAGGCAAAAACAGTTTTTATGCCCTTACTTAAATATCCTTTGGGCAGTTTAACTAAAGAACAAATTTTATTGTATAATCCTATTATGGCTTTGGAAAATTAAGGATTAGCCACAGAAGTGATAGCCCAAAAATCACTACTCATAGACGTATTTTGTATTACAGAGTAAGGCATATAAAAATATCCTTGTTGCCCCCAACTGGTGCCCCAGCTATTTCTAACAATAAAATAACCTTTGCCAGCAGGTCCGGTTAAATTATCGTTGTATCCCACAATACATACGGCATGGCCGCCTAAAAGTTGCTCAGTTCTTGTATTAGGATAAGGCATCAAGCCTGTGCCACGTGGTTGCCACCAAGTTCCCGATTCAAAACTACTGTAGACATAAAATCCAATCACTACCGGTGCTTTATTGGCAAGAGCAGTTTTTACAGCGGCAAAATTATTACATTTACTGTACCCAGTTACTTTACGTTTAGCGGCATCTGTGTATGCCGTTTGATTGGGCTGAACTGCGAATTTACTTACAGTATAAGGCCATAATGATTCTAACGGTGCTCCAGTTTGACTACAAGCAGTAATACCGTCATGAATATAAGCTCCGTTGTCTTTTGTTATATCTCCTTCTATTACACGTTCTTGATAATAAATGAATAAGCGACTGACTCTTTCTGATTTTTTATTTTCGTAGTCTACTAAATCAATTGCCCCAGCAATAGCATTTCCAGTACAAGATCCTAAATTACCTTGATCATCTATTGGACTAGCATAAGGTCTTAAATCAACAATTGTCGGGGTTATAGACGGAGCAACCTGATTGTATATTGGGAATTGAAGATTTGGCGGACTAGCCTTCCAGTGATATTTAGGAATAGCATTTATAGCCATTTGTGCTACATAGTTTGGGTCTTTTTCCGAAGTATATACTGGTAAATTTTGTGCTATCATAGTAGGTTGATCCTTTAACTTAAATTATTTATAATTGAATATTAATTTAATTAACAGCATAATATTGAAAAAGAAATCAGCACAAAAAATTAATAAATATACTATTATGAAAATATTTGAAGTTACTAAAAAAATAAACGAAGATGATGTTGAAAATAAATCATCTAAAGAAATACGCTATAATAGTGAAGTTGGAATTCTTTATGGGTTAGTAGGTAACGGGACATTTGATATTAAAAATCCACAAGACACTATACCTAATTCTATTTTAATTAACCCTGATCAGACCTATAACGATATTAAAAAATATTTAGGGCCAGTTTACAAATCAGAATTATTCATGTCTTGGGCAGCCAGAGGAAAAGAAATTCGAGGAAAAATAATAGCAAAGCAAGGAGAAGCACCGACTCGCTTAGGCTGGGTTGCCGGAGCAAATATTGCCGGTGGGGTAACAGATATTCAGTTTGAATCAGGATTAACCGCAGGCATTTCAATTAAAGCAGAAGCAGGTATTACACTGGCAAATTTAACCCCTACTTCACTAGGTATTGAAGTACCAAGAGGTATGGACGGTTTTAGTCATTATGCCAAAGATGAATACGATGATATGAAACAAAAAATATTCTCTGAAGTATTGGGAATAGCCCAAAGTGTTCCAGATGAACCTTATTTCACTAAAGATCCCAGATTTACTGTAACTTATATTTCTAAAACTAACACATTTAAATGCGTAGGAAAAGCATCAGGTGCTATTCAAACAATTGATTGGCCAGCTGATAAAATTTTGAATAGTATTGAAACAAATGCCGCTTGGCAAAGACCATTTGGAGACTGGTTTCAGGCACATTGGCAAACAAAAAAAGATTATGCTCGTCCTTTGTTTACTGCTATCGCTAAATCTTACGAAACTATTATTGAAACACATTTAAAAGGTAATAAAGCCCTAGCACAAATGTTAAGGTTTGGTCCTGCTCCGTATTATTATTGTACTCCTAAGAGTTTGTATTATGTGCCAAGTGCTCAAGAAGCTCAAGACTTAGTATTAAAAGGTATTCGTTACGGCGAAGCTGATGGGACCAGTCAATTATTTTTAGCAGATATTGGCAGAGCAGATTCAGATGATGCCGCCAGCCTTGATATCTATATGAGATATGCCAATGGTATGTTTGCATCAAACCCAACCGCTCGCGTACAAAGTCTGAGAAACCCACAATTTATTAGCTGGGAATTACTTTAATCAAATAATATAACCTAGTCAATAATTCTAGATAATTACTAGATGAAATTTAGAATTATTGGCCAACCGAATGATTCGGGAATAGGCACTCACTATCAAAATTACACTAATGCCTTAAAACAAATAGGCGGTATAAATCAAATTATTGAATTCATTAATTTTCAAGATAATGATGCTATTTATAAAGCCGCAAAAGAAAGCCAGTCCGGAGATATTAATCTAGCATTAGTTGTTTGTAATCTTAATAATTTTTTCCATGGTACAAATATCAATTGGGGAGTTTTTGAATCTACTCGAATACCCAGTTCTTTAATAGAAGCAATAGCTGATCACAACCTATGGGTACCCAGTGAATGGGGACGTAAAATTGCTATAGAAAATGGGTGTGATAGTAATAAAATTGAAGTTGTGCCCGAAGGCGTAGATGGTTCAATTTTTCATCCTTATTTAAAATTTCAAGAAACTAGACCTTTTAGATTTTTATTCATTGGAAAAAGCGAAATACGTAAAAGTATCACAGAGACACTGACTGCTTTTGCTGATGAATTTGGCAATGATGATAAATTTGAGCTAGTTGTTAAATCAGATTTTTTTCGGAATCCAACTGAAAAATATAATGAATTAAATCAAATAATTAAAGATTTAAATTGTTCAAATATTAAATTAGTTTGGGGTCATCAAACTTTACTACAATTATCAAATCTTTACAGAAGATCGGATGTTTTTGTATTCCCAACCAAAGCTGAAGGATGGGGTCTTCCTTTAATCGAAGCAGCCGCATGCGGGTTGCCTTTGATCACAACATTTTATTCAGGACATACAGAATTTTTAAAAGATATTATGTCATCTTGTGTTGCTGTACAATATGACCTTAAAGAAATATCTTGCCCGGAATATCAAGAATTTTATCCTGCCCCAGATGGAAACTTTGGTAAATGGGCAGTACCCACAATAAAAGATATTAGAGTTAGTATGCGTAAAGCTTATGATGAATATTCCATATTGAGTACACAAGCCATTAAAAATAGTGAAATTATTCGTACAAAATTTTCTTGGGCCAATTCTGCCGTGAAGTCTTTAGAAGTACTTAAGAAACGTAATTTGTTGTAATAACTGTAATCAAATGTAATTACTGTAATAAGTCATTGTACCTAATCAAATGCCGCTGTATACTAGGCATATGAAGTACATAATTTTTTTATCATTAATATTATCAGCCTGCAGTGGCGGACAAGATAATCTAAAAAATCCTATTGTTATCACTCAATGTGACAGTACAGTCATAAACATAGTAAACTCTATGGCTACTCCATACTTTCAAAGTTGGGGTATACCAGATTTAAAAACGGTTTTGCCGCCTAGTAAAGGCGAATTCAGCACCTTGTACACATTTTCATCACAACATTTTACTGTTCAATATGACTGGACTATAGGTGGCGGGTGTATACAAACTATCACTAATATCTAGCATTAATTTTTATGTTGTAAAAATACAACACTATTTTGGTTGACGAATTATTCAATTGGCACTAAAATATGCACATAGTAAGAAATTAGGAGCCGAAAATGAATTGTTTAGAATTTGAAAGTCATGTATGTTACATTACTCGCCCGTTGTTAAATGACGACGAACATGCTGGATTTTTTGGGAATTCAGGTACTTTATTTGCCGCTTGCTCTAAAGAAACTGCCGATAACATTTTTGATAGATTAAATTTTGAATTTGGTAGTGGAAAAGTTAAAATGAACGGACCGGTTCGCGGTGAATATGCCTACGATTTTGTTTAAGGAATAATTATGAAACTACATCTTCAAACTCAAGTGTACGAAAATTATGCGGCCCACGACTGGGACGGAGTAGGCGAGTGCCCTGAACACTGGAAAGCCAAAGGTGGTAACGATTACTTTGTACTGAATGTCAGTACCGTTAGCGAAGCTCAAGAAATCATGTTGGACGTTCGTGCTCAGGTGGAGGAAAATTCCGCATACTACAATGAACACATCATTGGCTGGAACCTGGTAGAAAACGATTTTCTCACTGAGTTTGAACAGGATCAGTTAGATTATGAGGGGCAGATTCGTCATCCTGCTCGGGTACTGGCAAAGACTTAATTTAAAGTAAAAAAGAGATGAAGAAGATTTCCTTGATTAAATAATAAAAGGAATAAACATGCCCACGAAAGAAATTATCACGTCAAACGGTAAAAAAATACAAATATATGATGGATTATTTAATACCATTGAAATGTATAATTTTGAAATCTTCGCACAAAATTCTTATTATGCTATTACACCTATCACTCCGTTATTCTCTAAAAGTCAAGGTAAATTTTTAGCATCTCCGTTTTCCGAAGATGATCTATTAAAATTTGGAATCTTTAATACCAATTCTGCAAATCCCATCAAATCGTTTATTCTTAATAAACGAAGAGTTAGATCTTGGATCACGTGTACTACACACTTATCGGAATTTTACGTTCATACTGACGCCGGTACTGACAAAAATCCTATCACAATACTTTATTACGTGAATAATGAGTGGAATAAAGAATGGGGCGGGGAAACAATTTTTTATAATGATAACAACGAGCCTGAATTAATACTTGAATTCTTACCGGGAAGATTGGTTATTTTTGATAGTACAATTCTTCATAAAGCATTACCAATGACGTTGCGAGCTCCGACATTTCGATTTACATTCTCATCAACCTATGAGAATATTAATTAAATTTGTTGTAAAAAAGTTACATTTGAAATCAATTTTGATTGACGGGTAATTCTTTTGATACTACAATAGACATATTGCAGTTAATTTTTAAGTAGGGAGTCATTTATGGATTTTTCATCACTTATTGTGTTATCTGGTGTGGGACTGTTATCTGTGAGTTTGGTTTTTACCGCTATTGATAAAATTTTAGAATAATGAAAAAGAAATTAGCAACCATAGCTATTGGTGCGGCCCTTGCGAATACAGCCGGTGCTATGTGGACTGAGGATGCGAATGGTAACGTTATTTCAGTTACTAAGAAGTCTCTTATAAGTCGACAAGTATTGTCTCAAGTTAAAATGCGCCCAAAAATTCAAGTTGCCAAAAATATTAAATCTATCAAAGAAGTTGGAGTTAAGGATATTAAACTCACAGCCAAACCTTTACAAGGACAAACACAAAAAGATATTGATTGTTTGGCTTATAGTATTTTTCGGGAAGCCGGTACTCTTGAAATTCCTGCACAATATGCTGTTGGTCAAATTCATATTAATCGCCTGAAGGAAGGCAGTTGGGGAAATGGCTTATGTCAAGTTGTTTTTGCCAAAGCTCAATTTTCTTGGACCTTAGAAAGAAAAAAAGTTATTTGGAGTCAAGATCAAATGAATTTAGCCGAAACCATAGCACGTAATTTAATTGGCGGTATCAGAGTTCGTCCGTTGGATAGTGATAGAATTTTGCATTATCATGCCACGTATGTACATCCAAAATGGGGTAAAAAGTCTGAAGTAGTCGCTATGGCCGGCCCGCATATTTTTTATAAAGATATCGCCCATTGACTTTAAATATTAACATCATTATAATTACTGTAACAAGGAGAAAAGATGAGTAAACTAAATCTATATGGAAGACCCTGGACGGTATTCAACCCTGAGAACAAAGAACATCGTTATTATTACTACAATTTTGTTCAAACAGGCACTTGGGGACATTGTCCTGTTAGATTTGTTGTTCCTGAGGATCATGGTGATCTTATCACTATGATACAACGTAGTTTAGTCAATTACTACGTATACCGTGAATTCGGTGAAGCTAAAACTAAAAAAGATAATTATGCCCGTAACAAGACTTCAAAGTCCGCCTAGACGTACTCCTTTTGCCCCTGTGTGGGACTATCATTTATATTCTGAGTTTATCGATCCAATTGATATTGTTCAGCATATGAAGGATATAATTTTAAGTAAAGAAAAATCTATTATTGAGGAATTTTCCGGAAAAGGGCATGATGGTTCCACAGGGCTTGGCGCAGAAACACTGACTGGTAAATTTACTTACTATAATATTTTTGATTGGTCAGAGCCTGTTTTTACTTTTTTTAAAAATTGGGTGCGTGAACAGCATGATAATTTTCGAAAAGAAATAGGATTGCCCCCAGTGCCAGTATGGGGTAAATGTTGGGCTAATGTGATGCGACACGGACAAAAGATAGAAGCTCATAATCATGGAGCAGAACCTGAATCTTACCTTAGCGGGCATTTTACAGTAGCAACAACAGATACCAATACCTACTATGATTATCCATACGATACTGATCAACATTGGGTAGAAAAAAATATTCCTGGCCTCCTTACATTATTTCCATCGTGTATTACTCATTGGACTGATACCTATCAAGGAAACGAAGAAAGAATTAGTATAGCATTTGATCTTTATCCCGAACATTTACATTTAGGCAGTGGTGCCGACAAGAAATTTTTTCTTGAAAGTCCTTGTGTAAAGTTGTAAAAATACAACACCTTAAATATGTTTTTTTGGTTGACGAATTATTCAATTGGCACTAAAATATGCACATAGTAAGAAATTAGGAGCTCAAAAATGCGTAGAAAAGCAATCATTCAAGGATTAAAAAACAGCCAAAAAATCCGTGTAATTGTTGAAGGCGTTGGTTTTCATACCACAGTAGAAGGCATGACAGAAATGCTTTTTACTGAACAACGTGTGGCAGTTTGGCAAGCATTGGAAGTGATTGCCCGGGATAAGCTTCAGGGTTATGGGGGTCAATCAAGAGTTTATGACTACAAAATGATTGCCAAAAATATAGATTTTCAAGTTAACTTAGTTTAAGGAGAATATTATGAAAATAACCACTGCCTTTAAACAGATCCAAAAAGAATCAGAATTTTTGGGATTAACTTTCCGTGAAGTCATTGAAGATGTACAAAAATACGGTCGTATGGTTTACAGTGAGCGTACGGTCGAAGCATATCGCACGATCTTAGAAAATAGTACTATTTCATTTACGGAGGTAGCGTAATGAGTTATATAGTTATTCCCGATGCCTGTCAAGGGTACGGTCCACGAAAGGGCCTGGAAGGTCCGTTTAATTTTAGCGGTCGTGTTTTATACTATGATGCCTTTGAAGGCGCGTACTATGATCCACGTACTGACTTCTACGTCAGTAACGAAGAAATGGATGCGATCAATACTCAGTTCATGGAATCGTTTAAAAAAGCGTGTATGGCATAGGTTTGCCGGTCAATTAAAATAACAAGGAGAAAAAAATGGCAGGAAAAGCAAAATCATGTTATCTTTCAGTGATGAGTCGTGAAACTCGGTCAACCGTACTTAATCGAGTATTTTTTAAAATGGAAGAATTAAATAAATTTATTAAAACGGAAGAATTTCTAGCCAAATATCCCACTGATAAATTTATAATTAGTAAAGAAATTTACTGAATAAAAACCCGTTACGATTGTGTAGTATTTTTGTTGTGAAAAAACAACAATTTTTTCCAGAAAGACCCTACTATAAGTAGGGTTTTTTATGTTCTTTTGGTTGACAATTAATTCGTCCGAAACTAAAATATGCACATAGTAAGAAATTAGGAGAACTAAATGTTAGACACAACACGTAAATCAGATTTTTATATAGACTGGACTAGTGATGCTACAGGTCCAGTTGTTCGTTGGAATTCAAATGATCGTATTCCTTTTGAGGATATGCTACAAGAATTTGAAGATGCCGGTTGGATTGACGGACAAATATATTCAAACAGCGTTAATCAACGTGTAGTCGAAGATCGCATCGCAATTGAAGCCTATCGTAAAAATTATAAAGGTCCAAGTGAAGAAGAAATGTTAGAAATGCGTGCCGAATTTGGAGCAGGTGCCAAAATTGTAAATGTGTTAACAGGTCATGAATATACAGTTTAAGGAGCAAAAAATGAATTTAAAAATTGGAAGTCATATTACTTGGTCGAGTGCCGCTGGCAACTTAGATGGCAAAATTACTAACATTATTTTAAGCCCAAGTGCGTCAGGCGCAATTACCCCATGGATTGACATTGCAATTTCAGATCGCAAATCCACTCGGTTATGTGCCAGCGACAGCTATCTTAAAATGATGCGGGTCGAAGACATCACTGATATAATGGTGGAGGCATAATGCCAAACTACACTTTCATAAAGTCCGGAGTGGACTTTTCCGGTGATCGAATAATTTTATGGTCCAAGGGCAACTATCAATATCAAATTGAAACGGTGGCCGGTGAGAAAAAACATAAGGTCGACATTACGGCAGAGTACTACGATGCCATAGAAATTTTTGACAAACTAAATTCAGAAGCAGAGGTATAAAATGACGCCATTAGACAACCAAATGAATCAGGGTATTGATGCCTTGATTGAAAAATTACAAGAAGCAAAAAAGACAAGAACCTATCTTCAACGAGCAAGTGCTGTTCAGGCTATTGCCGAAGCTTGTAATGATTATGAAAGTTATTGGACAGATAGACTATATAGTTTAATGGATTAACCAATGAAAGTATTTGAAGAAACCACCAATTGGGGTGAACATAATACGCCCAATCATACTTACTTCACTGACGATAGCAAGAGTAAAATGTATGCTTACATTAAATCAGGTACTGATGAATTATTTGAATTTAAAGTTCCAATCAGATTTGATGTTCGCGGTCGTAAATTTAAAGCCATTTCAAACACTTGGGGATTCTCGCCGCAAGAAGATTTGAAATCAGCGAATAAAAATTGGATTGTAAAAGGCAGTAAAGGTGATGTATATACAGTCTCGGAAGAAAGTGGCGAGTATAGTTGCTCTTGTTCAGGCTTTAAATTTCGTGGCAAGTGCCGACATATTATTGATGTCGTAAATCAAACAAAATAATTTCTGCTTCACTATCAGTATCAATAATAATAGCGGATTCTTGAGTAAAACTCACCCCGTCACCTTCGATTAATACTAACTCATTTACTGTAGCTGAACCTGCGATCATATACAAATAATAAAATCTTTCTGTGTCAATTTCACACTTGTATTTTTTAGTAAAAATTCCGGCTAATAGTCTAGCATCTTGTTTGATAGGCAATTGTTGTGTTATATTACAAAATTTATCAAGTTTATCTTCCTTGGTAAACTGATGCCAATCATGTCTAGGTTCAGTATCAAATTCATTGGGTCTGATCCAAAGTTGTAGATAACGATTAGGAATATTAGTAGTGTTGCCTTCTGTATGACTGATACCTGATCCGCAACTCATACGTTGAACTGCTCCGGCGGGTACTTCGATGTCATTACCCAAGCTATCTACATGATGGCTCGAACCTTCTACAACATAGCCAAAGATTTCCATGTTTTTGTGTTCATGCCAAGGCACTTGCCAAGCATATTGTACACGATCATCATTGATAGTTTGAAGGTCGCTAAAATTCATATAGCGAACATCGTAATAACTAGGGAAACTAAACGTCCTGTAACTGTTTATAAAATCCGCTCTAGGATTGCCCCTAGTGTCAGCAGGACGTTTGACAATCATTTAACACCAGTTATTGGCATTTTGTAACTGTGTAAGTGGGCTATATGGTGTAAAGGTGGCCGGGAATGTAAATGTGCCAGTTTGTGTTGGTCCACTGTCATCACCAGTTTGCCAGCGAGTATCAGTTTGGTCAATTAGTGAAAAGACCAAAGTGCCGGCCCCATTTCCGTCAAGTCCTACCCTTGCTAAACTAGTTCCACCGGTGTTCCAAGAAACATGCCACACATATGCCCCAGGATAAGTAAATCCAGCGGCAGTTGATGCAGCTGCAATGGCATCATGTAAGCCTGGTGTGATGGTATAAGAAATACCGTTGTATACTTGTGTGCCATCAGAAGTAAATCCTGCTGAACTGTAGGCACTGTATCCGCGAACAAGCAATGTTTGAAATGTAATATCCGCTGGTGATACTGTGAATGACGGTGCGGCGCCAATGTAGATACCGCCACCGATGGTGATTCCGCCTTCAATTCTTATTCCTGCTAATGACATAGTTTATTTTCCTTTATTGTCTGCTGATTATCATCTGTATGTTCTAATCTTTGAGTGTACCATTTAATAGAGGCCAATGGTATTGTTTGTTCTGTTAATCGTAAACCATGAATCCAACGCTGATCTATATCAACAAACTCGTTACGGTCTCGCAGTTCTCGAGAATCTTTGACAAACTTCATGTCAGTGATAGGATAGATATTGTTATAACGCATACTGGTTAAAATGCCGTTGGCATATAAGTTTAAGTGGTGTTCAGTAATTACATTGTAGTAGTTTACTGTGTCAATCATAATATACTTATCAACTAATGTAACCTCATTGCCTAGTACATTGATAGTTGTAGTGCCAATAGGAGTATCATCAGTCATTGGGTAAGTAAATGCTCCAGCTTCTTTATTAAAGATTCTGTGTTGTTCAATAGTTTTAAGTGTTGATCCATCACTAAATGTCAATAAGTTATATTGTGTAGTTGTTTCTTTTTGTTTGATCCATAAAGGTTTTGCTGAAGCAAATACACCAAGATCAAAATCCCAGACTTTAATCAAGTCTGACATTAGAATGTTTTCGATAGGTTTCGTACTTTCATCTGCTAGTGTAATCAATGTTCCTTCAGCTAGACAAATAGTAGGAACCCAAGTTAGTACTGTAGGACTATACGATATACCTACAGAATTGATCGCATAAGCTACGGCATTAATAGATTCATATAGAAATTCACTGGCGTTAAAACCAACTGTTTGTGATCCGGTAATTCCAGTAAGTATTGGATTTCCGCAATTATCCTGGAATCGCACAGCTTTTCTTTCTGCAGTAGTGCTAGTTGTCACACAACTATCCACACTGATAGCATAAGTTGTTTGACCAGGCAATCCCCAGATGACTCCGGCTTCAGTTATAGGACTGCCACCGTCACTGGTTATGTCAAATGTAACGTCAGCAAATGGCTGGCCAAATGTATGCCCGGTGATATCCAAGACAGGTAATGTAGGTACTGAAACTGTGCCAACACTAATGCCACCCCCGATACTAATACCACCTTCTATAGTGATTCCTGGTAAGCTCATGATTTGTTTTCCTTTTAGTATTTAGTTGAGCTTTGCTTTTGATATCAAAGTCCATAACGCCCTTTTAGCGAGTTGTAATCTTGTTGTACTTGGTCTGTGGTCAGAGTACGACCATACACGGCCACAACACTAATATCTCCATACCAATAATTGTCAGCATAGGCTACATTTTCACCGCCGTTGCTGGCCCATTGACTAAATGTTTGTCCTGAAGCTGTCCCCACAGGTTGTCCGTTGAGATAAAAAGTTACTAACCCACCGGTGGTTTGTGTAACCGCTGCAACAAACCATTGATTTGTGGTAATAGACAAGTTGTTGCTAAGTCCACCGTAGCCAGCGGCACTGTAATGCAGTTGATACACGCCAGAACTTGGGCTGTACATATAAGTGTTAAAATTTCTAGTTCCAGCAGCCGTGCCAAACATACAACGATAAGTGCCACCGGTGATAGCAGTTAATCTTGCTACAATAAAAACAGTTTTGCCTGTGTAGGGTTGATTGTATTTGGCAGTGGCAGTACTGGCATACTGTGTGCCAGCACCGTTGAATGTAAAATAACTGTTGGCGCCTGAACTGGTAAATGTAGGACTGCCGACCAAGGTAGCATTGTTTGTGTTGGTAGACAAGTCTGTCCAAGTAGTTCCTGCCCCAGCATAACTGGCAGAGTTTCCGGCATCTAAGTACAGTAACGCCCCGTTTGAATTAAACGATGAATCGTATACGTTAAATCCTTGAATTGTTGTGCCTTGAATAATTGTTGTCATAATCCGTAAGTGCCTCTATTGGCATTGTAATTTTGCAACACTTGACTGCTGGTCAAAGCTGCACTGTACAGTCTAGTGATGCCAATTCGCCCGGCCATCCATTGACTGTATTCGCCACCGTTGTATGAACCGAGATAAAGTGGATTAGAAGAGTTCAATAGCGAACTAAGTGAGTGAGTTACAACACCTATGCTGGCGCCGTTGATGAAAGTTTCAAGAGTTTTTGTGGCTCCTGCCTTCCACACATACACCACCTGGGTCCAAGTATTCAACGGTAAAGTGTAACTGGTACTGTTGACATAACTTCCGGATCCATCACCCATCTGTGCAAATAAATTGCTTCCGCTGATACGTATAGAATATGAAACCGCATTGGACCCTCCGCCATTGTTGAACTTGCCCAGCACACATTTACTCCCAGTGTTGTTGCTGAGATATACCCAGGCTTCCATGGTCCAATCACTGGTACCAGGTTCCAACAAGGCATTATCTGCTACTGAGACCTGACTATTGGTCCCGTTATAGCTGAAATAAGGATCAGTATAAGTGATATTGCTCATGGTCCCGGCCAATGAAGTGTTGGCCAAATTAGTTACAGTGGTTCCTGAGCCAGGATAGCTTACTGAATTGTCAGGATCATACCATAACACAAGATTAGGCGTTACATTGGCTGGTGTGGCAAACTTAGACAGATAATAGTAGTAATTTTGACGAATTTGATCTGCGGTAAATTTGGTATTATACAGTTCTAAGTTGGCTACATAACCCCATGGTTGATCGTTGGCGCTTTGTATATTACCCCAGGCATAGTGATACTGTCCTGATGAAGTTTTACTCACGCTGGTTCCAACCTGTTGGCCGTTGATATAAAATGTTTGTCCCGAAGAGTCTCCTACGGTAACCCACTGAGCCCAGACGTCACCATAGGCCACCATGTTGTAGCCTGAACTGTTAAATCCAGTTGGTGTAGCATTGTCCCACATTCCCAAAATATTAGTGCCAGAATTAATAATAATAGGATGATCCCCTGTCGCACCGGCATAGCATCTTAGTAGAGTTCTATAACCTGTATTGGTAGATCTTACTCTTGTCCATGAAATGTAGGTAAAGTTTGTGGGTATTTGTATTGAAGTAGAATTAGCCAAGACAACCTGTCCAGTTGATGAGCAGTTGAAGCAACGTACGCCATTCAGCATAGTATATAAACTACTGGCGCTAAGAGTATGATTATAGCCGTTGCCTGACAAATCGTTAACAGTGGTTCCGGTACCGGAATAACTTGAATTGTTATTGGCGTCAAGATAAACTACCAATCCTTGAGGATTAAAGGAAGCATCGTATACGCTAGTTCCGTTAAGGGCGACACCTTTTATTATCATTGTTTATCCTATGAAGGCCACTGACCAGTTATCGTTGACATCAAAAGTAACATTTCCTTGAGTTATTTTGAGAACAAGAGTATCGCCTACTGCTAGTTTTGATGTAGTGCTTACCCCAAAGTGATTAACTTGGGCGTTAGCAGGAATTTCCCACATAATTTGATTTACATTACCTGTACCGTAGTTTTTGATAACAACCGCCTGCGAAGCTGGAGCACTATTATTAGCACAACGAGCTACAAGATTTACTTGATATAGTCCAGCTACCGGAGCAGTGAAATATCCAGTTGAGGAATTTAAATAGCTACCTTGATTATAGTCAACTGCCCAGTTGTTCCCGTTTAGTATACCAGTGCCATTTTGTGTAGTTGACAACCCGGCAGTTACCCCGTTACCATACACACGGAAGCCGGGCTTAGTTGGTTGTACAACCCCGTAACTGTTGACATTGGCAAGAACCGTAAACGCATTGCTACTACGGAATTGGAAAGATCCGCCTGTGTTGGCACTACCTACTGTAGTATCAAAATATATTATACTATTGGCAGTTGAGTAATCACGAATGGCCATTTGTGCCGGGGTGTTACCTGTTGGAAAGAATCCTAACGCAACGTTGCTGGCTGCTCCATTACCTACTACGGCAAATGCAGTGGCGTTAGTGTTACCTGAACTAGTTACAGTTCCTGTGGCACTGATTTGTCCTCCGGTAAAAATATTACCAGCTGCAACATTGCCAGTTGAACTTAATGAATTGATAGCAGATAAACTAAAGGCCTGATTAATCTGTGTAATGGCAGCGCGACTAAAATAACCACCACGATGTTGGGCAGTTAATCCACCTGTTCCGCCGGTTACTCTAAACTTAACGGTTTGATTTGTGTTTGGAGTATAAACAATATCCAAACTACCATTGTTGACTTCATTGTAGCCTGTGTTGTAAGGCGCTGATACCACTTGACTACCAATGGCAGTGTTACTAGTAGCATCAACCACTTGATACAATACATAACCATTGGCACTGTAATTTTGGAACGACAGCATACCAATAATATTATAAGTAACTCCAGCAGTAAGTGTAAACACACCGGTTGCTGAGTTATAAGGAATACCTGAACTACCTGAGTTGGTATCCCAAATAATATCTGTTCCACTTGCGGCTACATTTTGAGCAGAACTATTGGTTACATTTATAAATTGATTGTTTATCGTACCAGTGGCAGTGGCTTGAACTGCTATGGCCGGATTGAGTTGTTTAACTTTGGCCCAGGTCTTGCCAGATTGTAATAACATCGTGCCAGCACTGATATTGGTAAATCTCAGCTTGATGCTGATATTTTGTGAAGGAGTATATATTATACTACTCTGGCTAATACCGCTGTCGTTATAAGCAGTAGTCATCGGGGTTATCTGCCCGTAATTTCCACTTATCAATTGATTGTTGCTACTGTCTACCCAGTAATATTGACCAACAACACCGGATCCTTGACTAAACTGTCCATATAAACTGGCCTCTAGCTCATAGGTCACACCAGCAGTCAATGTAAACAAACCACTACTGGTACTATAAGGCAAATTATTTGAAGTTGATACGGTATCAAACACAACATCTGTTCCTGAACCAAAAGAACCGGTAGTGGTATTTAAGAACACATAAGCATAAGCTGGGTTTGATACTCCCATACTGACCTGCTGACCGCTTAATATGATGTTACCAGCATAAACATTCCCCACCACGCTCAAAGCACCTGAACTGGTCAAAGTCATACGTGTAGCTAGAGCATTATTACTAGCTCCTGGAATTTTAGTAGCAAAACTTATATTAGCACTATAGTCGCCGTTGTCGTAGGCAAAAATACGAGCTTCTGGCGGATTTTGTGTGTTGCCAGTATAGGTATAAAAGTCTAGGCCTGATCCAGATCCAGCGCCACCGCCTGTATTAATTAGATTTAGTGCGGTTATGGTATTGCCGGCACTGTTACCTACAGCATTGACAGCGGCAATGTTGTACAAGTTTGCAACCGGGCTACCAGCAAATACTGTGGTTACATTTGCTATATTACCAAATATATTGCCAGTAACTGAAATCTGTCCCGCAGTGGCGATATTTCCGTGTGTGGCATTGCCTGTAGTAGATATTAGCCCATTGCTCAGTACATTCCCACCTGTGATATTGCCAGTGGCAGTTACAATGCCAGCGGTAGCAATATTACCAACTGTGAGGTTACCAGTAGCTGATATCAGTCCAGCTGTGATAATATTACCAGCGCTTAGGTTGCCAGTAACTGAACTTATACCAGCATTAATAATGTTGCCACCGTATATGTTACCACTCGCACTCATTGTAACACTAATAACATTACCTACGAAGTAACTCGCTGTAACAACGTTGCCAGTAACACTTAAGGTATTGCCAAATGCCGCAGGAGTAGTTGAGGTAACTATAAACTGTCCTGTGCCGTCTGGGTTGATGCTAACATTGCCATTGCTGCCACTGGGAGTAGTTACCTGCCCGCCGGCAGCTAATATTAAATTACCGCCATTTACATTACCACTGGCGCTGAGAGTAGAACCTTGAATATTAGTCCCGCTAATGTTGCCAGATGCCACAATACTTGTGCCGGTTTGATTGAAGTTTACACGATTAGCAAACTGGACAGCTGATCCATTGTTGGTCTGCAAAGTATTAGTTGATCCAATAATTTGTAAGGCTGACCCAATCCCGACATTACCATTTGAATTAACGTTATTGCCAGTTATAGTGTTATTAGATGTAATAGCACCAACAGTTAACGATCCTGCTGTAATAGTAGTATTAACAGTTAAGTTACCACCAGTAATATTACCTGTGGCTGAAATTAATCCACTAGTCAAATAGTTGGCTGCCGTAGAATTACCGTTAGAGCTAATCAACCCACCAATTTGGATATTTGACGCAACAATATTTCCCGCGGCACTGATACCTATATTACTTTGCCAAGTATTGCCACTATAGTTGTATAAAAATGTAGCCTGATTGGTGTTACCAACTACAAAACCAGCACCGTTGGCACTGATACCAGTGGCCGTATTTGCCAAACCAAATACCAAATTAGATGTAGTAATATTAGTTAGATTATTATAGGTTAAATTACCTTGAACTTGTAAATTGCCAGTAACTACCCCAGATCCGTTTACAGTCAACCCACCAGTCGCAACATTGCCAGCTACACTAACATTATTACCAAACTGTGCTGGAGTGATTGCAGTTACAATGAACTGCCCGGTACCGTCCGGATTGACAGTGATATTGCCATTTGATCCAGCTTGACTTCCTAAAGTAGTGTTTGCTGAAAATATCAAATCTCCATTGGTTGGTAATGTTAAATTGCCAGTATTGTCAAATGTCCAGGTATAAGATCCGGCAATAATACCTACATTAGCCTGTGGTCCAATAACGTTGCCGGATACACTACTCACAACAATATTGCTCAGTGCCGCGCCATTACCAACAAAGTTACCAGCAGTAACAATATTACCTGTAGCTGATATCAATCCAGCAGTAACAATATTACCATGAATAGCATTTCCTGAGCTGGAAACGACTCCGGTAGATAGTACATTACCACCGTTGACATTACCACTGGCACTGAAAGCAGTGGCCGCGACTCCGTTAGTTGTACCAACTGTGAATAAAGCACTGCCATATGTAGCACCACTTGGTATGAAGCCATGAATATCCCAGTTATATACACCAGATCCTGTATAGATAAACTCGTTGTCGGCACCTGGCTGTACCGTATATAAGGTGGTGCCAGTGCTGTTTTTAACTACAATATTACCACTACTATTATTATTAACAAAATATGACAATCCAGTAGTAGTTGTTGACGGCAATGTTAATGTTTGACTAGCAGTGCCGTTGAATACTTGATTTTGTGGGCTTTGTTCAGTCAATATGAGATTGCCACCAGTTGTAGTTGTTGTAACTTGAGTGCCAGCAACAATACTGTTGGCTGTGACTGTATTAACAAGAACTATACTATTAGCATTAACATTACCTGCTGTACTGAATCCAGTAATAGGAGCCTGCCCGCCAATGACTTGAATATCAATCCAAGGATAACTACCTGCGGTATTAAAGTCAGAGTTGCCACCTATGGCACTTACGCCACTGGCAGCCTGGACTCTAAATGATACTACAGTGGTTGTCCCAGGAGTAAACACTGCTTCAGCAGACCCACCTCCTGCTCCGTAGGCCGCGTTATTTGTTGGTGAATAGTTTTCACCGCTTTCGCCTAGCCAGCCCGGAGTAGTTTCATTATACCAGCACCATTGTAAGCTACCAGCACTTCCTGTCCATCCTGGAACGCCGCCACGCAAGCGATAGGTTCGGCCAGCCTGTAAGGTTACTTGACCAGTGGTAGTGTTGACACTGATATCGGACCCAAAAGTATTTTCAGATACATTACATACAACAAC